CCTTCGATATCAAAATCGTCTCCAAGAATCTCACCAGCAGATAATTGGTTAAGAAGTGTCTCCTGTGAGATAGTACCAGCAGTAAACAATGTTAATAGACTTGTTATCTCCTGAGGCTCAAGCCTTGTAGAAACAAAGTCTCTATTTACAAAGCTGCTTCCAGCATTAGGTTCGTTTAGATATTCACTATGAAACTTAAGACAATTATCTATCAAGTCTTGCATCTGTTGAGCAATAACCATCATGGTGCTGTCATTCTGTGAACGGTCTATTCTCTTGGCCTCTGCTGATTCTCCCACTAACTTTTGTCCAAGTACTGCAGCCAAAGATAAAGTGTTTATTTGTTCCTTAAGTTCACCAAGCCTTTGAAACTGGCTTGCGTAACTGTCACTAGATGGGCTGATATATTCCATGCGTGACTCAGGTGGTAAAGCTAAAGCTTCACTAGGGCCTGTGGTTATTTCATCAGCGTTTGGATAACCAAAAACAGCAAGTAATGGAACAGAACTAATATGCAAAATATTATCCAAGTCTGATTGAATCTGATAATGCTTAAGGTTCAACTCTGCTATGTCATACAAAGGGCTGCGGCTCTCAAAGAAACCAACCCTGTTGGAATATGCCACAGCAAACGGAATCTTGTCTTTAAGACTCATTTCTCCTTCATCAAATAATTTATATTCACTATTCTTTTTATCTTTTCTATGAATCTCATATCTGCCACGTTCTAAAACTCTTATCTGCTTTACTTGCTTTTCTCCATACTTTCCATCAGGTTCTACAACATTTTCCAACAACCTTAACTGTGTAAGCTGTCTTGCACCATCTATGATTTCACTTCTCCAACCAAGAATATTTCTAGGACTGTAAGTTACCCAGTATGGCCTAGTTTTATCACCTTCTTTTGGTGCATCTACCAATACCCCAACATGACCAAATGATATAGCTGTTCTTGCTGTTTCGTATAACCAGACATTGAGATCATTACCCTCAAGGTCAACATCAAATAACTGTTCTCTTACCAAGTCAGAAACATCATCAAGCCTTACAGGTTTTCTTGTGAGCATACCTGACAGCATTTTCTCGATTCGTTGTGTGAAAGGAACTACATTGCTTCTACTGAGTCTGCGATCATAGCTATCGTCAGTTTCCCTTTCAAGTTGTGGAAGGTATTTTCTATGCTCACTCCTTACTTTATAAGTTCCCTCTCTGAGGTCAGTTATTAAATCCCAAAACTGTGCCATGCGTTGATATGCCGCATTTGGTGATTCAACAGTCGATACAGCCTGTGCTATAGGTTGGTTGTAAATATTTAAAGAACTATACACAGTTTTTCCTCATAGTATCATTACTTTTAATATATTCTAATTCCTGTTGGTCGCCCTGCACGAGCAAACAATGGATTAAATTCTCTCCAGATAAGATAACCAAGAGCATCTGCCATATGGTCATATCCAGATTCTTTATCTGGTTCTCCTTTATCGTTATAGCTTTGAAGTTCCATTGATTCTATTAGCTTTCTGCAACTGGCATGGATATGTAAACGTGTTTCCCCCTTGCCGTTACATAAAAGAGCCTGTACGGAAGAAACCCTGTCTCTGATTGGTGGGTTGCTGCGAGGCGATTGATTACTGAACCCATACGACTGCAAAATGGCAATATCAGTTTGGCTGCTGTTTGTACTCCTGTTTCCTCCACTTGCATCTGGGTAAATATATATCTTGTTCATAGGGTATCTTGATTTAATAGTTTGTGCCAAAGAATCAGTATCGTGAACCCCTGATATCTCGTCAAATATTAACAATTTTTGATCTTGAATAATACCAATTACTGCGTTCATGTTTCCAATATTAAAATCTAAACCAATTCTTAATGGTTCAAGACCAATCTCAGGCATGACATCAGTGACATTATTTTCTCTGGTAAAGCGATCATAAACCTGACCTGTAGTTAGGTTAATAAACTCTCCATTAAGATAAGCTTGTAACATCGATGGATCATAGTTCGCTTGCATACGTTCTATAAAATCCTCTGGTAGATGTGGATTATCTTGAGTCCTCATCTTGATTAGCTGCCTATCGGTTCTCTCTTTTGCTTCATCTGTACCGAATGTCTGATATAACCAGCGAAACCCCTCTGGTGTACTAGCTGCACAAAACTGTCTGACATTACCAGCCCTAAGTCGGCCTAATATCTTTGGAAAAGCTTTTTCACATATACTTGGGGATACCACATCTATTTCGTCTGCGAGACAAAATGCCAAATTCAAACCTATTATCCGACTCCAGTTCTCGAAGCTGCGACATAATAGCTTACAATCTCCCTCTTTTAAATGAATCACATACTCTGGAAGTGGACTAGCTCTAAAGCTGTAAGGTATTTCATAATGCTCTAAAAACTGATCAAAGTCTGTTTGCCAAATGTCTCTGATTAATGGGCCAGTAGGTTCGAGGATTGCACCAATATATCCGATATTCTGTGCCGCTAGTTTTAAGGCCATAGCACAAAGGGATCTAGTTTTGCCAGCACCATAACCAGCAGAAAGCCCCACAATCTCAGTTTGGTTGTCAAAGAATAGCTGTTGCTGTGGATGTAAGTCGTTTCTAATTTTAGTAAGTAGCTCAGTAGTGTCAATATCGGTGTAATGACTACCAATATGATCTAAAACAGAACCTTCTCTGGAAAGTATGCTCAAGACATCACCTGACCGACCTTAGCCATTGAGTTGATGCAACCTAAAGCCACTGTTAGCTGTCCTGATTTCCTAGCCTCTTTTGCCAGTGATGCATATTGAGCTAATACTTCAGCCGTAAATTGTCTGCGGTCAATATCAAAGTCTTGCTTTAAGATCGCTGTAGCCTCTTGAATATATCTATCTATAGATCTTTGACTCACACCCCACTTGGTTGATGCAAATTGACTTATTTCTGATCTAACAGTGCCAACAGACAAAAGGTTAGCCACTTTGTTGACTCTATACTCATGCTCATTCTTACTAGTTCTTCCGTTAGCCACTAAATTATGGTTTTTATTAGTCTAAATGTAGCTTGAATTGCTAGTTTTTGTCGATTTTTAATTACTGCCAATCCAAAAAAGTTTTTAATTTTGATAATCTTTCAAGTTTTTTACTGTATTCCTTCCAGTTTTCTTTTGAAGATGTAGGAGTATTTCCATCATAATAAAGATAAACAAAATCATCCCTCTCTTTGGTGTGATTATTCCAGCTATAAAATCTTTTTTGCGTAATGCTTAATCTTCTTATTCTTGCATTTTTAGGAACATCTTCATATTTTGCATGTTTTTTATTATCCCAGCCTAATGGTTTGTATTGCCTATTAAGTAAAATCCAACCACCTATGCTGTCATTTACTTTTGTTAAACAATAAGGTAGTAGTTGATGTCGTACTTGGCTCATAGTTTTTGTTTTTCCCAATGTTTAATTAATGTTTTTAATTCAAGAATCCTTGCTCTAGCTGCATTTATTTTGCTTTTTGTATTCATTTAATAATCATGTAATTTACTTGGACTAAACATACATCCATCAAGTTCCCAATGATATTTTTGATCTAATTTTCTCATTCTTTCAGCTTTTTTTGGTGTATCTCTTTTTGTAATATAATTCCACTTTTGATCGTGACCATAATAGAAAAGCCTTCCGCAGCGTCTATATTTTTGCCCTGTATTAATTAACCTAATCTCAATCATTTTTTGTCCTCCTTTTTGTCAATGTCTGACCATTGAGTTTCAGTCAAGTCTATTTTCATAATGATTTCATAATAAAAGTTCTTAATTTATCCTTAACTTTTTGGACTTCTGGTGGCAAATTTGTTTTGTTTTGCTTAATGTTTTTAGCAATAATTTTATTCATAAGCTTTTGTGTGTCATGCCATCGCTTTTTTCTGAGATTGTGAATGTCTCTTGCAACATCAATAGGAATATCAACCCCTAAATTATTTCTAATTTGACCTGTATCAGTTCTAAATCCATAAGAGATTATTGAACCATCTATATCATGTTGTGTATTAGCTTTTGAGCAATGACAGATTAGAGCTAAATCTGAACCTGTGGATCTTTTTCCATTATCGAGAATGTCGTAATCAGAGTAGTGATTGTTTATAAGTCCATCAGAATTATGAACAATACCTGAGTCATTACAGGCAAAACATTCGTAGTCGGGAATGTTGAAGGTAACTTCTCTGTCAACAGCAGATCTTTTATAATTTTTCATTTGTTACTCCTATACCTAATTTTTTTTCAATGGCTTCATATTCTTCAATATCGCTAATTTTTCTTTTTTTTAAAAGTTTTATACATTGGGTATTTATGGCACCTTGTATCAGCCACAATTCTCTATCTGTAAACATAATGGGGTGTTTTTAAAAAGGGGTGTTTTTGGGTTTTTTAAATGTAGCTG